GTTTCCCAGTCACGATCCTTTACTTCCGTAAGGGACAACTTTATGTCATCTCAACGTTGTTAAACTTAGAAGAACACGTCCGTGACGCATACGACCGTCTAGGGGAAGACCCTGATGCCGTTATTTGATTTTAAATGCGAAGCAGGACATACTAGCGAACGTTTTGTTAGTAGTGACACTAAAGAAGTAGACTGCACTGAGTGTGGTCTTAAAGCAGTAAAACAGCTATCTTCTTTCGGGACTTGGACAGAAAAACACAACGGCACTATGTCGGACAACTGGGTCAAGAAACGAGAACAAAAGATGGCTAACGAACGCAAGGCAAATTCATAATGGTGTATGAACCCTCGCATAATATAAACCTCCATAATACTAAAAGGTACGGAGTTTAATAATGGCAACACTTATAGATGACGAGCGTCTTAATGACGACAACGAAGAACAAGCAAGTAACATTGAAGAGTTAGGTCAGGAAGCTTCGCAAGAGCCAACACCTGCACCTGAAGACACTATCCCTGAGAAGTACAAAGGAAAGTCAACCGCTGAGATTGTAAGGATGCACCAAGAAGCTGAGAAGCTCTTAGGAAAGCAAAGCGGAGAAGTAGGGGAGTTACGTTCTGTAGTTGATAGTTATATTCAGACACAACTCGACACAACACCAGAACAACCTACAACATCTGAAGACGAAGATATTGATTTCTTTTCTGACCCCGACAAGGCTGTCGAAAGAGCTATACGTAATCATCCTTCAATTAAGAAGGCAGAGGAAACAACTCTAAACAACCAACGTACTAATGCAATGTCACAACTGCAATCACGTCATCCTGACATGGAGCAGATTGTACAGGACAGTAAGTTTGTTGAATGGATTAAAGCCTCTAAGATTCGTACACAGCTCTTTGCTCAAGCAGACCGACAGTATGACTATGAAGCCGCAGACGAACTCTTTACCAACTGGAAGGAACGTCAAGGCGTTGTAGCTCAGACTGTAGCCGCTGAGAAGGACACCAGAAAAGCCGCTGTTAAAACTGCCTCTACCGGTAGCACCAAAGGAAATGGTGAACAGCGAGCGAAGAAAGTATATCGACGCTCAGACATTATTAAGCTAATGAAAACCGACCCCGACAGGTATATGGCTTTGTCTGATGAAATCACACAAGCGTATGCCGAGAATAGGGTTAGGTAAAAACCTAAACTTTTTTTATAAGGAATATTATTATGGGCGCAGGCACATATCCACTAAATACCGCAATTGTAGACAACACCTCAGCAAAAGGCGGCGCAGTATCAGGTCAAAACGCATCTTCGTTCATCCCTACTCTATGGAGTGACGAGATTCGAGCGGCCTATGAAAAGAGCCTAGTTATTGCTCCTAAAGTTAAGAAACTAAGCATGACTGGTAAGAAAGGCGACACAGTAGTTATCCCCGCTCCTGTACGTGGTAACGCCTCGGTTAAAGCAGAAAACGTAGCTGTCACCATTCAGAACAACTTGGAAGAGAACGTACAAGTAGCAATCGACAAGCACTACGAGTACTCACGTTTTATCGAAGATATTACTGAGACTCAGGCTTTGTCTTCTCTACGTAAGTTCTACACCGATGACGCAGGTTATGCCCTAGCTCGTCAGATTGACACTGACATCATGGACTTGGGTAAGTCACTTGGTAATGGCGATGGCTCTTCTTGGGTCAACAGTGCTTCTTTCCAAGTAGCCTCCGGTGGTGGTGTGGAAGCATACGCGGCGGGTGGTGTTGACACCGCTTTCACCGACGAAGCCTTCCGTGCTTTGATTCAGAAGATGGATGACGCAGACGTTCCTATGGACGACCGTTGTTTCGTAATCCCACCTTCAGTACGTAACTCTATCATGGGTCTTGACCGTTACGTTTCTAGCGACTTCACCAACACAGGAACTCGTGAGAACGGTCTTATCGGTAACATCTACGGTATTGACGTAATGGTATCTACTAACGTAGCTACTCCAGAGTCAGGCGTACGTGCCGCTCAGTTGATTCACAAGGACACTTACCTCCTTGCGGAACAGCAGGGCATTCGTTCACAGACTCAGTACAAGCAGGAGTTCTTAAGCACTCTTTACACTGCTGATACTCTGTACGGTGTTAAAACTTTCCGTCCAGACGCAGGCTTCATTCTCAATGTAGCAGGCTAAGTAACAAACTGGGGGCATCCATAAGGGTGCCTCCTTTTACTTTCGGGCTATCACGCCTTCTTATATATACATAGGAAAATTATTATGTCTACTTTGACAATTGATTCAAACGCAAAACCAATTCAAGTTCTACGTCCTACTACTGTTTCTAAAGTATCCACTTCAGGCACTGCCGCTTCCGCTACTGCTATTACTGCCGGTATTCGTGTAGCTCGCATTGTAAGCGACTCTGACTGCTTCTATAGCGTCACAGGCACAGCCACTACTTCTTCTTCATATCTTCCTGCAAACGCTATTGAGTACGTCCATGTGTTCACAGGGGATACTGTTTCTGTTATCCTAGCTTCCGGTACTGGTTCCGCCTACATAACCTCAATGGTGTAAGCCATGTACGGTTTAGGTGTAAACAAACTAGGCGTTACAAACGTATCCGGTGGGTTTAATCCTCTATCCCTGTTTGCCAATAGTGAGCAGGGTGCTTGGTACGACCCCTCCGACCTGTCTACTATGTTCCAAAGCAGTGACGGTACTACTGCTGTAGCTGTGGGCGACCCTGTAGGATATATTGCTGACAAGTCTGGTAACGCTAATCACGCTATTCAAGCTAACTCGGCTAAACGTCCTACATTGCGAGAGACTGGTGGTCTGTACTATCTGGAGTTCAGCGGCGCTCAGGGGTTGCGTACTGCCAGTAACATTGACTTTACCGGCACGGACACAATGAGTGTGTTTGTTGGCGTTAAGAAAGACGATGATACTACAGATAACATTCTGGAGTATTCAGCAAATATTGCTGGTAATAACGGGACATTTAGAGTGCATTCAGGCACTAGTGGTCTTTATAGAAACCAGTCAAAAGGTTCTGTTTTATCTAACGCAAACAACTCTGATAATGCTGCTCCATCTACAAATGTACTTACTGGTCAAAGTAAAATATCAACAGACCTTAATGTGTTGCGGATAGATGGTGTTGAAGCAGGTACAAGCACCTCCAACCAAGGTACTGGTAATTACACATCTCAGCAGTTAAATATTGGCTCTCGAAATAATGGCGGTTCTGCACAGTTGACCGGTAGAATTTACTCTATGGTTATTAGAAATGTTTTATCTTCCGATGCAGAGATTGCTTCTACTGAGGCATACGTTGCTAATAAAACAGGAGTGTCATTATGAATAAATACGCTACCGTGATTGTTACTAACTCTAACAAAGGCGCAGCTCAGGCTTTACTAGGTGATGATTTTTTTGACATTCAACTAAAAAAAGGCTTTAGTAAATACTGGGTAAGCTCTGGGTATTTTCTTGTTGAAGAATATAACGCTATTGTTGATAGTGAATTAGCTTACATTATAAACACTGAAGATAGTTTTTATAACTGTCTGAATGAACAAGGAATGACCAAAGTAATTATTGAGGAGTAACAATGCCTACTTCCATTATAACAAAACATAGTACTACTTCCGGTGACACGCCTTCCGCTTCTGATTTAGCTGTAGGCGAACTGGCGCTTAATGTCGCTGACGGGAAACTGTTTACCAAAGATAGTTCTAACGCTGTTATATCTATTATTGGACAAGGTTCTGAGTTTCTTCCTGAGGAGTACGGCGCTGTTGGTGACGGTACTACAGATGACACGACAGCGCTTCAGGCTTGTTTTACAGCGGCTATAGCGGCTAAGGGTAAGGTTAAACTATCCGCTAAGACATACAAGTATGCGGGGCTTCTCGCTACTGTTACTCAAGGTATTGACGTGGAGGGTGCAGGCGACAGAACTATCTTACTGAAGTCTGACGCTTACACAGGCGCGGCTTTTGAAATAAACAACACCTTCGGACAGATAGCACACTTTTATCCTAACAGTACGGGAGACCAAAACTTAGTTACTGATACAACTAAAATGAAGTCTCCTTCGTTTTCTAAGTTTAGTATTGTTGGACAGTCCCGTATTTATGCAGGCTTTGGGTTTGACTTCAAAGACCGTAACGACATGGTATCTATCCAAGATGTAA